GCCAGTCGCCACTGCCGGAGCCTTCATAAGCAATATCAATGGCCACGGATTCGGTCGGGTTAAACTGCACGCCAGCCCCCCACGCCAGAGACGTGTTGCTGTGGCGACCGTCATCACTTCCGGTCAGCACATCGTGCGTTTTCCCCTTGTTGTCAGTTACGCGAAGGTAATCCCCGGAAAAAGTCGAAACACGGCTGTAAGCCATACCCGCCATCGCATACGCGCTGAACCATTCATTCACGCGCACAGACGGCCCCGCCATCACGCTGAACCAGCGGTTACGCACGGAATCTTCATGCCAGCGGGTATCGCTGTAACGGGTAAGCTGGCGATTCTTGTCTCCTGCATAGCTGAATGACGTCACCATTCCCAGAGTGTCCGTAAACTCATAACGGTATTTCACGTTAATCCCGTTCAGTTCATCGCTGCCAGGAACGTTCGTCGAGACATGAAGATACCCCGCGCTCAGCGTGGACTGATGTTCAGACGCCCATGCAGGCGCACCGGATACGGCCAGACAAATGGCTGCGGACAAAATGGCGGCATAAAGTTTACGCATAATTACCTCTCGCTTTTCTGCAATAAAAAAGGCGCCATTTCTGGCGCCCGTATATGGGTTATAAAATTCAGCTGATACTGATGCCTGCGGTGGCTTTCTTCATCACCACAACCAGCAAATCGCTGATACTTGCTGTGGGATACCAGTTATTCACCAGCCATGCTGATACCGAAAACTCCAGCGTCATGTGACCGTGACCGGCAGGCATATCAATAACGCCACTGTAAATCAGCGTATTATCCAGCGCGGTACGGTTATAAATTTCAGCACCGTTTTTCCGCACTATCAGACGGCATGAGGAGTAAATATCAGTATGCTCTCTCTCATGCTTAGCGCCACTGAATGCCACCGCCGGAATAACAATCTGCCGGTCAAACGGCTGATCGTCATAAACCCTGACGGTAATGGTCCCTGATGGCCACCGCTCCGGTGCCCGGGAGTCCCGCGGAAAAGCCTTACCCACTGTTTTGACTATATCGCCTTCAATCTGGTTGGCTGACAGTTTCCCCTTAATCTGACAGTTCTCATTAATTGTGACATTGTTGAGCGTCCCGGCGTTCGCATTCACACTGCCACTGATATCTGCATTTTTAGCGGTCAGCTTTCCGTCCGGTGTCAGGGAAAATGCCGGAGGATTACCGCCGCTGGTAATGGTGGGAGCCGTCAGGCGTTTCAGGAACACGTCGTTCATGAATATCTGATCGCCCTGACCAACAAACATCGGCTTTGTGTTGCCATTCGCAGGATTAATCATCGCAATCCTGTCTGCCGCCAGCAGCACCTGACTCTGCATTCCTGCTGGCGTATTCTCAATACCGGCACCGATACCCGCAATATAAAGGCGTCCGTCCTTCATCTGTTGCAGCTTCACAGCCCACATGCTGTTCAGATTATTATTTGTATCAACCTGAACCTTCTGTATCTGCTGGATCGCTGCACTCTGGTCTTCCAGTTTCTTATTGACGGTCTGCGTGATTTCATTACTGACATCCGTGATGGACGTTCTGATTTCCGCCAGGTCAGGCGCAAGCTGACCGTTATCAATCTGAGTCCACAACTCCTGAGCCAGATGGGTTTTCCCTATCTCTCCTTTGAAAAAATCCAGATAGCCGGATGCATCATCACTCGGCTGGCCAACAGCCTCCACAAATGCCGATTTGCCAACGGTGTTCACACTGCGGATATAAAAGTAATAATCATGGCCCGGTTTGATATTGATACTGGCGGCTATCCAGTACAGCCCCGTGCCAAGGTAGCGGGCTGTGGTTTCAACCTGCCTGATATCGGTAATCCGCGTTTCCGAAAACCAGAACTCAAACTGTACCGTCGGGTCATACACCGCAAGACGCGGGACCGCTGTTATCTGAAAATAGCCCGGTGTCAGCTCAATCTGTGACGGCGCTGCCGGTGCGGCAATCCGGAACGATACCGACGCCGGATCGCCCTGCTGCCCCCACGCATTTACCGCCCGGACTGTCAGCCTGTAGTTCCCCGGCGCCAGTTGCGTGAAGCGGTATGTGGTTTCCGTCGTCCGGGCCGTGCTGACCAGCCGCTCACTGCCGTCATCCGCGGCCACGGTCAGACGAAGCATAAAGCTCACGCCCTTCACCACCTTCGGCGTGTCCCATTTCGCCTGCGCCAGATACTGACCGTCAGCTGCGCTCACCTCCACCGTCAGGTGCTGCACTGCCGGAGGGATGACGCTGTTCAGGGTGCCTGACTGCGGCTCAAAGCTGGCCCCGTTATCCACGATGGCTTCCTTTTCCGGTACGTGCTGCACCGCCGTGATGGCAAAGGTGCCGTCCGTGTTTTCCCGGATGGAGACACAGCGGAACAGGCGACGACGCAGTGACGGCAGGGAGAGTCCCCATACACCGTATGTCTCCACACCATCAGGCAGGGTGCTGACCTGTATCCGGTCCGGCGCGGGGTGTGCAGTGATGGCCACGCTCACCGGCTTACCGCTGCCGTTAATCAGGTTCACCGTGGCGGCACCTGTCTCCGGCAGGGTCACCTCACGGTCCAGTGTCAGGGTGCGGCTGGCGGCATCGATGGACAGGATACGTCCGCCGGTCATGGTCCCGGCATAGTCGTTATCACAGATTTCAATAATGTCACCGGGTGTGTGACGCAGCCCCTGTGACCCGAGCGTGAAATCCACCGTCTGCGTTTCCAGCAGTCCGGTCTTTATCACCCACAGCCCGGCACGGTGGGCCTGACCGCGACTGGTGCAGCCGAACGCATCCATCTTCAGCAGGTTGCGCCCGTAGCGCAGTATGGCTTCCGGGTCTTCCACCAGTTCCATGGAGGTCTGCCAGCCGTTCTGCGGGTCGGTGTAATTCACCTCCACCGCCGTGTGGCGGTCCTTCAGGGCGCTGAAGCTGTAGCGAAACCCCACGCCGTTATCATCCACCACCACATCGCTGTTGGTGTACGGCCACACCACATCCGACGGGCGGTCCTGAACGAACGTCAGCGTCTGGCCGCTCCATACCGGCATACAGCGCATCGCCGAGCAGAAATCACTGAGAACGTCCCACGCCTTACGCTGTTGTGACAGGTACGCATTAAAGGTCATCCGCGGCTCTGTGCCCCCGAAACCATCCGGGACCGTCTGGTCGCAGTACTGCGCAATGGCATACAGCGCCCATTTGTCCACGTCTGCCGCCCCCAGACGTTTTCCCATGCCGTAGCGCGGGTGAGTCAGCATGTCCCACAGGCACCAGGCCGGGTTGTTGCTGTATGCCGGTTTCAGGCTGCCGTCCCAGATGCCGCTGTACGTGCGTTTTTCCGGGTCATAGTTTGACGGTACCTGGATGATGCGACCGCGGATATGGTAGTTCACCGTCATCTGCTGACCGCCAAACTGCTCCGCATCCACCTGCAACCCCACAATCGCCGTGTTCGGGTAGCACTGTTTCACATCGATGATTTCGGTGTATGACGACCAGAGCGTCTTATTCTGCAGCTGGTCCGAGGTGTTGTCCGCTGTCTCCCGGACCATCCGGATGTTAAAGGGCCGCTCAGGCAGATTCTCCAGAATCACCGACGCCAGGTACTGTGAGGTGGTCTTGCCGTTAATGGTGACATCCTTTTCCGTCACCCAGTTACCGTTACGCTGCAACTGAATCAGCAGTCGGACAGAAGAGGGATTACGGTCGCCCTTTGAGGTGGTCTCCAACAGTGACTGCACCCCGAAGGTGACCCGCAGGCGGTCAATGTTCGCGGACGTAATGGTGCGCGTCACCGGCTTTACCTTCGTCACTTCCACGCCCAGTGCGGTTTCCGCCCCGGAGGACTCAAAGCCTTCAGGTGGTGTCTGCTCCTGTTCCCCGGCGCGCCAGACCGCTGTCACACCATGTATCACAGGATTGCCGTCCGTGTCCGTCAGCGGGGTTTTGTTCACCAGGATACTCTGCAGCCCCTTCACCGGACCTTCAATCGGCCCTTCACCAATGGCATCAATCACGCTCATCATCTGCGTGGACTTAAGATTGTCCTTTGCCTCTACCGGCGTGTGCGCCTTGCCGCCACCTTTGCCCATTGTCTCACCCTTTACTGTGATAACTGTTACGCACAAAAACAACAGGCATCCCGGAGGATGCCTGTATCATGACTGAATAAAAATTCTGAATATCTTCACATTTTCACAAACTGACTGTGGCGCTAATAATTTCTCTGCGTTAATGTTTTTTGTCGTGACATAAGAATAACTCTCTATAGTTAATCTTCGTAACTCTCCCGCAGTTCCTGTCCGTGAGCACTGCGGGATTTTTTATGTTTTATGCCTGCCGCCCGATAACCACCACCTTCCCGTCACCGCCTTCATCACGGGTACTGATGTCCTGGGATATACGGCGGG